CGGCGATGAATGTTCTGATTCATGAGCTGGCTCACGTCACAGTCGACGAGTACGACCACTCTCCGGAATTCTGGGCGTCGTTCAAAGACCTCAAGGCGCTCTGTAAAACCCTGGGCATTTATACACCGATCGAAGGATCGCTCGAGTATTGCGGCATCATGATTCAGGACTGATCTTTTTTCTCACACCATTGTAAATGTCTGGTGGTATCGTTCAGCTCGTCGCAACCGGTGCTCAGGACGCGTGGCTGACTGGTAAGCCAGAGGTTTCTTTCTTCCGTTCCAGCTACAAGCGCTACACGCATTACGCCAGTTCTTTCGAACGCCAGCTGATCCAGGGTAACCCTGCAGCTGGCAACATCTCCACGATCCGTCTGGAGAAGAAGGGTGACCTCATCAATAGCATCTACATGATCGCCAAGAATTCGACTGGTGCTCTGGACCCGACTCTTGACTGGCGTACCGTCATCGACAAGATCGAGCTGCTCATCGGTGGTCAGATTGTCGACACTCAGGATATCACCTGGATGACTGAGCTTGAGCCCATCACCGGCGCTCAGAATTATTCTCAGCGCTACCTGAACAACAATACGGCTGGTCCCAAGAACCACACAGCTGGTTTCCTGCCGCTCAAGTTTTTCTTCTGCAAGGACTGGAACGTGTCCCTGCCCCTCGTGGCGCTCCAGTACCACGACGTCGAGCTTCGCATCACGTGGGCCGCAAGTGTCACCACCTCGTACCAGTACGAGGCCTGGACCAACTTTGTGTATCTGGATCAGGCGGAGCGTGAGTACTTTGCCAACACACCGATGGACATGCTGGTCACCCAGGTGAACCGTATCCCAATTGGCACTGCAAACATGCAGGAGCTTGCTCTGGCTCACCCCATCAAGTTCCTGGCGTTCTCCGCAAACAACTACACGGACACGTTTAGCAGCACACCAGCCACCGCCGTCAATTACCAGTTCAAGACGCAGATCAACGGTGTGGATATCGGCGACTCGCGCTCTCTGCTTCAGTGGATCGACGTGCCCCAGTACTACTTCACACCATATGGTTACATTCACAACGAGAAGACTGCAAACGTCGCGGTCATCTCATACTGCCTGGACACGTCAAAGCTTCAGCCGACTGGCACGCTGAACTTTTCACGCATCGATACCTACCGTATCGTCGCACCGGCTGGTGTCTCACTGAGCACCCTGATCGGTGCAACCGGTCGCTACTTCTACGCTGTCAACTACAACGTCCTGCGCATTAAAGACGGAATGGCTGGCGCTCTCTACTCCAATTGAGACCAATTTTTAACCATTTTGGTTTTAGGACTGTTGTAAAGAAACTAAAAATAAAAATGTATGAATACATTATATGCCGATCGGTTATATATATCGTATAGATAACCTGGAAAACGGAAAGTTTTATATAGGTCAGACTATACAGACTCTCCAGAAGAGATGGAATGACCATGTCTCAGATACTAGAAATCTATCTGATGATATGGTAATTCATTTAGCTATGAGAAAATACGGAGTGAATATGTTTACAATGGAACCTATTCACACAGTTGAATGTGAAACAAAATTTGAACTCAAGAAACAACTCAACGAGCTCGAAATACGTGAAATTGAACAACTTAAACCAGAATATAATGTAGCAAAGGGAGGTTTAGGACATGCAGGTGTTACTATCCCGCGTTTTGGAGCTGACAATCATTTTTATGGAAAGAAACACACTGAAGAATCAAAGAAGCGTATGAGCGAAGCAAGCAAAGGACGATTTTTAGGTATAAAACTACCAGAAGAAACGAAACGGAAAATGAGTGAATGCAAAAAAGGTGATAAACATCCTTTTAAGAAAAATCCAGAATTCCGTCTACGCGCTGTTCAGCATATGCAAGATCTCATACAATCCAATAAGAAACGTGTAAGTCAATTCACGAACGACGATGTATTTATTCAAGAGTTCGAATCAGTAAAAGCGGCTGCAGAAAGTATAAACGTCTCCCCTGTTTCTGTAACCGTCTGTCTGAAGGGAAGAACCAAAACATCTGGTGGTTTTAAATGGAAGTACTCGAACTAGGTAACAAAATGGTTACTTACTTTTTCTGAGGAGGCTTGGCGAATTTGTGGACAATGAAAAAAATAACAGCCGCGATGAATGCGGTGGCGAGCATGCCCGTCGCTGACAGGTCACCTGCGTCGCTCATAAATTTAGGAATCAGATCCGCCAATTTGTTCTGAACCGGCTTGGAGAATGCAGCGACTGCGGCAATGCCCGCGAGCGCCGCGTTCAACTGGTCGTCAGTCAGACCAAATGGGTTCTTTGAAGAGGGAGGAGCTGGACCGGCGGACGCATTGTCCAGGCTCAGCGCCGCCACTCTGTTGTTCTGTGGGTTCTTGTACGGGCCGCCCATGGTTGGAGCAGAGTCGAAATCGGCGCTCGGCACGATGTCGGCGATTGATGTCGAGAAATCCATTTCTATTTGAGGAGGTTTTATTTCGGCTTTAAACAACTCGGGCTGCTCAATCGCGCGCGATTGGTACACCGGCTGAAGTTCCGCCGGTGGACCAAACGAACCCTGCTGCTGCACCGGCGGCTGGTCCTGTGTTTCCACCTGGGGAATGTACTGCAGGATATCACTCGATCCGTTGAAATCAAGATTCTCGATAATCATCTCTACTGTTTCCAGTGAATTCTTTTACGGTACGGGGGCGCGGACGGGCAACGGACAAGGGGAGCGACAGTGTCCTGAAGAACTGCTGCGAGATCATCAACAACTCCGAGTACCTCGGCACCTTCTTCAAGGTGGAGATTCACGAGGCACCCGTACCAGAAGTAGGTTTTGTCTGCACGGGCCAAACCCAAAACACCGAATCAGCACCTCCAAACAAACGCCGACACGCCATGTTCATGCTCAAGTTCTCCCGCTATGACTGCCCCGGCTGCGACAAGAAGTGGTTCTTTGACACGATCGACGAGATCGAGGCCTTCATCAAGGATGCCTACCCCAAGTCCCCCGTGTGGCCTGCCAACTGCGAGTTTTACCCGAACGGTCTAAGCATCTACGAGTGTGTCGGGCGTACACCAGTCCTGCAACTGAAGTCGATGTTCGACACGAGCGAGTTTGGGGACGAGATGCCAGTGGCTTTGGTTCCCGAGGTGAGCACCCTGGCCAAGCTCATCTATGACCTGCAGGTGATCGTGGACGAGATCCAGGAGGGCGAAGACGACGACGAGTACGACTGCCAGCTCCAAGAAGATAGACCTCAAGAACCTCGAACACGTCGTGCGCAAGATGCCCGGGCCGATCGACCGGAGTCCGTGGTCTTAAGGAGTTCGAGTCTCTTACCTTATAGCTAATGAAACCGTATGAAGTAGCAATCGTCATCGGTGGTGATGTGAATGATCTCATACAAGAACTCGCGGGAAAAACCACATTCATAAGGATCCAAAATTATGAAATGCTTATGAAAGTAGTATTGAGCACAGACACTCCTTCACCTCAAACAATCATATGGGAAAATGCGGATGAATCTCTGCTGGAAAATCCCAGTCGGTATCTTATTAGGATGCTTCACTGGGGCAGGTTCTTCAACACGGGGTGTATTTTCACATTCAAGAATAATATACTTATTAACCCGGGTGTATTGGATAGTATCGACTATCATCTGAATTAAGAGCGCCACTTTTAATTTTTGCGGATGTTCTTCTTGATGACGACTAACCTCATGTAATCCGTACACCGTTTCAAACCTATGTTTTGTCCACACCCGTCGTCCCGTCCCGCCAGCGTCTTCACTCGCCCACAAAAGCCACCGCCACGTCGATGGAGTGCCCCGTGTGCTATACCTCGCTCTACAAGGGTAAAACCTGCAAGACGACGTGTAACCACGTGTTTCACGCCAAGTGTCTCAAAAAATGGTACAAACTGAAGACCTCGTGCCCTATGTGCAGGTCGAAGCCCGTGCCTCCCACACCCGAACATGCCAAGTGTATTGAGCCTTCTCCACCTGCGGCGGAGACGGGCAACGGACAACGGGCTTCGCCCGTTGGACTCAAACCTTCTTCACAGTGATTCCCGGACGCCGCGCGCTCCCTGTAGGTGTTCCAGACGTAATCAGTGGTGCTGCGACGTGCTTCGGGTTGTAGTTCTTCTGGTGGTATTGCCACATGGCTTCAGATCCGATCCGAAACCCCTTGCGAATAGGCGCCTTGTAATAGTAGACGCAATCCTCAATCTTGTTGGATTTGCTCGTGTTATCGAGGACGAGACACTCGTAGTTTTCGGTACACGCGTTCATCACCTGACAAAACATGTCGAACGTCGGGAACACACCGAAGAACGCCTTGTACAGGCGTTCGCGGTTCTGAATCACATTCTCACGGAGGACAAACACGTAATCGACATTGGCGCGCAGGTCAGGCGTCAAGTCCATACAGTACTGCATCGTCAGCAAAAAGAAGATTTTCCAGTGACGCCCGTTCATGAAACATTGCCTGATGCACGTGTCTTTCATGAACGCCTTGTCGTACATGCAATCGTCCAAAAGCAAAAAAGCGCTCGACTTTCCACCGGCTGAAACGATTCGCCTCTGACGATCGAGCACCTTTTCGATGGCGTCGCGCTTGTAGTCTCCGTATATGAACAAGTCTGGGATGAACTGCTTGTAGTAGTGGTTGCCGTCCTCTGTGCCAGACATGACGATGCCGACGGGCAGGTGTCGCTTATGGTACATGATGTCTGTGACGAGCGTTGACTTGCCCGTGCCGCGCTTGCCGATGAACACGCACACCTTGTCGTCGCCAATCTTGCTCGGATCAAACTTTTTGAGCTGCAGATTGGTCATTTCCTAAT